CAAGTCCATAATGTCCTTGTGCCAAGGTTCCAAATAAATCGCAGCACTACCAGGCCTTCTTCCTTGTTGATTAAAGAACCTTAAAGATTCATTAACAATTTTCAAATACTTCAACAATCCTCCGGCAAATCCTCCTGAACTATTAATCCTACTTTCTTTACTTCTTATATTAGACATCGATAATCCAATACCTGCAGCATCTGAAGAATAAGTTGAAATATCATTTAAAGTATCCAACAATCCATTACGAGAGTCAGAGTTATTATAGTGTAACACACAAGACGCCAACTGAGGAACTCTAGTTCCCGAGTTAATCATTATTGGTGTTGCCGGTGATATTAATTGATTTGACAATGAATTATAATAATCCATAGCTTCTTCATAAGTATTTGTTACCCACAACGCAACTCTCATATACATATGTTGTGGTCTTTCAACCACTTTACCTTCAGGTGTTTTTAACAAATACATCTCTTGTAATGACCTCCAAGCAAAATAATCAAAATTATAATCGTTATCGTGATTTATAACTTCATCAATTTTTTCTGGTCCATAACTTTTAATTGTATCAATTAACTTCTCGTTTACAACACCTGAACCATATAATTCCATCATAGTCTGTGAGAAACTTTCATTAGTTTCTTTATGATATGACGATATTGCAACAGATGATGATAATCTTGAATAATCGTGATGACTACCGGTATAAGCCGCGGCAATTTCATAAATAAGTTTATCTAACTCTTTGGTTGTAACCAATCCTTCAGTCGGAACCGAAGTGATTACTTTAATAAAAATCTCGTCAGAATTAACGCTTAACCCTTTTGCCGCTCTTTTAATTCTGCTATAAATTTTCTGTGGATTAAACGCAGCATCCTCTCCACCTCTTTTTTTAATTTTTAATGACATCATAATTTATGTTTTTGTTTAGAAATCTTCTGTAAATGTTATGGTTTCGTTCAATTTTGCTTTTTGGTATTCCATAGTTCTTGACTCAAAGAAATTACCTTTAGTTTCAACTGCAATTTGTTCCATAAATTTAAATGGTTGTTCAACATTGAATTCTTTTTTACATCCAAGTTTAACTAAAAGTCCGTCAACCACAAACTCAAGATATTGTTTCATCAAATTTGAATTCATACCAATAAGTGATACCGGTAAAGATTCAATGATAAATTCTTTCTCAATTTCCAAAGCCGATAATAAGATTTCTTTTATTCTTTCCTCACTTGGTCTATCCTCGATATGATTGTTCAATAAATGAATTGCAAAGTCACAATGTAAGTTCTCATCTTTAAAGATTAATGAGTTAGCGTTACACAAACCTTGCATAATACCTCTTGACTTCAACCAGAACACTGAACAGAATGAACCTGAAAAGAATATACCTTCAACCGCCGCAAATGCAACCAATCGTTCTTGGAAAGATGCGTCTTTAATCCAATTAAACGCCCAATTAGCTTTCTTTTGAACTGCAGGTAATCTATCGATAGCGTGAAAACATTCGTCTTTTTCTTTTGGATTTGACACATAGGTGTCAATTAAAAGTGAATACATTAATGAATGGATATTTTCCATCATCAATTGGAACCCATAGAAGAATTTAGCTTCCGGGTATTGAACTTCTTTTAGGAAGTTTTCCGCCAAGTTCTCATTAACGATACCATCCGATGCCGCGAAGAATGACAATACATTCTTAACGAAATACTTTTCATTATCCGATAAATTTTCCCAATCACGAATGTCATTGGTTAAGTCTACTTCTTCTGCCGTCCAAAAAGCTGCTTGATGTTGTTTATAATATTCCCAAATATCATTATGTTCAATTGGGAATATCACGAAACGATTTGGATTCTCTACTAATATTTTTTCCATATTTTTTTTTTAATTTTGTTGTTGTTCTCTTAATTTTCTTTTTTCTAATAATTCTTTAACTCTATCTCTTTTTCTCTCCTCTTGTTGTTCCTCAAATCCCAAGAATGTTACCGAACTTTCGGTATCAATCTCAAGTAATTCATTGTTGAATTTACAATTCTCAAATACAACACCATCCTTACCCAATCTTGATTTGGTAATAGCAATCGTTGCCAAATTCATTTCTTTTTGTTGTAATGTTTTAGCAACAGATATAATAACATGCCCAACTTGAGCCTTCTTAATTGACCCACCCATTTGGTCTGTTGTTACAACCTCAGATGAGATAGAACTTCTATTACCTTGAGTTGCGGTCCAACCAACCAAATTAAGTTCGTGACACATAGCTTCAAACCCTCTCATAACCGAACCCTCTGCTTTCCACTCATCTTTACTACTACTTTCAGGAACCACACAATCAATATAGTCCAATAAAACCAAATCAATTTTTGTTCCGTCAGCAATCATCTTTCTAAGTTGATTTTTGATATGGCTCATTGTTATTGAATCTGAAGGGAGTTTTTTTAAAATTAACTCATTCTTCATTGTTTCTTTAATCTCGTTAATTTTACCCATCACCTCATCTTTATGTTGAACCAAATCATCAGGAGCAATACCAGTCCAAAGTGTAAAGTGTTTTCTTTGAATGATTTTAGGATTGTCCTCGAAAAATATTTGAAGAACATTAAATCCAAGATTAAATGCGGTATTAGCAATTTTGGTTAGTATACTAGTTTTCCCAACACCGGTCGGAGCAAGTATCACCCCAATCTCACCTCTCGCCAAACCACCTTTAAGTAGTTTGTCTATTCCCGGAATCCCCATCGGAATTGGGTGTCTAAAATCCTCATCCAAAACGGTTTCAAGGTTGGAGAAGATATCAGTCAATCCAGTCTCTCTTTCTCCAACTTGTAACGCTTCACGAACCAATCCTTCGACCTTATCATAAGATTCAAAATCACCTTCAGTGATAATCTTCTGAGCCTTATCCATCGCCTTTTGGAGTTCTTGTTGTTTACAGAACTTCAACGCTTTTTCTTGAACAAATTGGGTTCCCTCAAATGGAGCGTCTTTAATTTGAACAATAGTATCAAGAACGATTTTAGCAACCAGTTCTTGGGAAATTTCAGATTTAACGATTTGCTCAAGAGTATCGAAATTGGGAGTGGATTGATATTTCACATAATACTCTTTAGTCATCTGTAAGATGATTTTAAAATATTTGTTATCAAAGTAAGAACTTTCAATCACATCCATGATGGTCATTGAAAATTCTTTATCTACTATGATTTGATTTAAAAGTTGTATTTGAAATGTATTACCTAAGTAGTCAAAATTCTTGTTCATATATCGTTTGTAAGTTTACCTGTTTTATTAAATAGTTACTTGTTCAAGTCAAACTCCAAATATTTAAAACTTAATTTTTTTGACGAAAAAATGTCAGTCAATTCACGAAGAGCATCTTTCAAAATAGGTCGTATATCAACCGTATATCGAACTTTTGGTGGAAATAATTTTCCATCAAACATTCTATGACAAATTGTCTGTTCTCCAATTTTTATATACATATTAAAGATTTCCGGACCATCGGTAAACGATGTATTCATAATTGTTGGGTCATTTGATATTAAATCTTGATTGTCCATCATATAAGTTACCGTTTTCATTTTCAAATGATATTGAAGTTCTTCTTTGAAATATTTCATAAAATAATGTAATTCCAACGAATTCTTCGCCTTTGGGTTAAACCCCCTCACATTGAAAAATCTTTGAACAATGATGTTATCATTCAATTTCAATAAAAATTCAATTTTTGTGCTTTCTTGTTCTATCATAATTTTTAATTTTTGTTTGTGTTTCTTTTTTCTTTTCTTGTTAATTTCATAAATGGTTTGAGGAAATTTACCCAAGCGTCATCGTCTTTTGGTAAATACTTAAAGAGACCATCCTCCATCATCATTCTCATTAAGTTTTTATATCCCCTATCTGTTGGGTCTATATCGTCTATTAAAATCTGTTCTACTAAGTCTTTTCCGTCATCTGTAATTAAGGGGTTTTTAAGGTCAACAATTTTTTTGTTCGTATTATAGAACTCTTCTCCAAGTATAGACAATTTTGTCTTACCTGTCAAAATATTATTCAGAGTTTTAATAGGTTTCTTTTGCTCGATATTTCGTGCGTAGTCCAATATTTCCTCGACAGTGCAAGGTTTCTCCTGTATTTGGGGAAAATATTTAATCAATGTTTTTTCTCCCAATCCTTCAATACCATAAATGTTATCGGATTTGTCGCCAGTAAAGATTTTGGTTAATAATACATTATGGTGGGGAATGTCAACCTTGTTAATGGTTATCATATCCCCATTCTTATAATATTGTTTTGAAATTGGAGAGTAAATCGTTACTCGTTCGGAAATAAGTTGGGTAAGGTCTTTGTCCGCAGAGAAGATTATAATATCCTCATCGGTTGATATTTGTGTGTAGTATGCTATAAGGTCGTCGGACTCATTATCTTTAACCTCAACTTGTCTAACAAATATCTCTTCCAAGTATTGCTTTACACGAACTTTTTGTTGAAGATACGACTCGTATTTGAACTCGTTCATATCTTGTCTTCTATTTGCTTTATATTGGGGATAAATGGACTTTCTAATGGATGAGTTTGATTCTCCATCCCAAAAGACGATAACCTTATCGTGATTATGTTCTTCAAGAAATTTTCTTAAGGTATTAATAAAATGGTAAATTCCACCTAAATGTTCACCATTGTTGTATAAATCTCTA